CTCTGCTGACGAGTATAACAACTTTATTCATTCCGTTGTGATTCCCATCTGCCACGGCATTGAACAGGAGCTCACCATTAAGCTCCTCGAAAGCCCGCGCAGATATTTCCGCTTCTCCCGCCGCCACCTATACGCCTACGACCTCAAGAGCCTTATCGACATGGATCTCGCTATGTCCGACCGAGGTTATCTCAACGGCGATGAAGTCAGGGAGGATGCGTACCGCGACCCCGCCGGACTGACCGAGTTTAAGGTGCTTGAAAACTACCTGCCTTACGACATGTCCGGTGCTCAGAAAAAACTTGTGCAGCCATCAAAAAATGAGGAGGACGATAACGACGATGCCTGACATTCTTATGCGCTCCCGGCGCACTGAGTTCCGCGCGCTCGATGGCGCGCCTGCCGCCGACGGCGGCGAACAGTCCCCGATCCTTGAGGGCTACTTCGTGGTATTCGGCCAGCCCTATTACATCGACGACTACTGTGAAGAGTTCGTCGACCGGCACGCTTTTGACGGAGCGGATATGTCAGATGTCCGCGCCCTCATCGATCACGACTCCCGGCTGGTTCTTGCCCGCCGAAATGAAACTGTCCACACGCTTGATTTTGACATAGATGACACCGGCCTTTTTGCCAGCATCCAGATCAACCCTGACGACAAGGACGCCATGTCCCTGCGCGCCCGTGTCCTACGCGGCGACGTCGATCAGGCTTCTTTCGGATTTGAGGAAAGTTCCGTCGAATACACCGACCTGCCCGGTGGGCGTGTCCGGAGAACGATTCTCGGTGTTTCCAAGCTGTGGGAAATTTCCGTCTGCACTTTCCCGGCATACGAGCAAACCAGCGTAGCCGCCCGCGGACGCGCGGAGGAATCTCTGCGCCGGTCGCTGCTCGAACACAAAAAAAATAAACTGAGAAGGAGATTAACACATTATGGCAAAGCCTAAAACCATCATGCTCAAGAAGAAGCGCGCCGCTGCCGCGAAGAAGCTCACCCAGCTCCGCGCAAAACAGAAAAAGCTCCGCGCCGACGAGGAGGCCCTGCTTGCTCAGCTCGAAGCCGTTCAGGATGAGGTCCCCGCGGATCTCGAAGCCCAGATTGACGATCTGACCGCGCAGCAGACCGAAGTCAACGACCAGATCGGCGAGCTTGTCGACGAGCTGTCGAATCTCGACGAGCAGCTGGATGCTGTCGCCGAAGAACTCGACAACCCCGACGACGACGGCTCGGACGATGAGGAGGATCCCGGCGCTGCCCGCGCTCAGGCCGTGTCTCCTGCACGCCGTGCCGCTCCCCGCACCGGCAATTTCCGCTGCCGTTCCCGCTGCTTCCGCTCCCGCAGCGAGCGTGACGCCTTTTACAGCAGTCCCTCCGTCAAGGCGTTCCTCCAGCGTGTCCGTGCCCTCCCGTCCGGTGGTTCGAAGACCCGCGGCGTGACCGGCGCTCAGCTCACTATCCCGCAGGAGATCCTCGACATCCTGCGCGATAACCTGAATGAGTACTCCAAGCTCGTCTCAAAGGTTCGCCTCCGTCCCGTGTCTGGTACTGCCCGCCAGAACAT